GGGAGCGCAGGAGCTGCTGCTGGGTCTGCCACTGGGTCTGCACGAGGGGGTCGGCGAGGGAGGCCTTGAGGTCGGGGTGGGGCGTCATCTCGGCGCGGCCGTCGCGCTCGGCGACGAGGCGGGCCTCCATCGCGCGCAGACCGAAGTAGCGCTGGCGGGCGGCCTCGTGGTTGGCCCGGGCGGCGGCATCGTCGAGGCGCAGCAGGGGCTGGCCCTCGGTGACGACGCTGCCTTCGCCGACCAGCACCTGGCGGACGATGCCGCCGGTGGCGTGCTGGACGGCCTTGCGCTTGGTGTCGACGACGACGCTGCCGGCGGCCGGCACGCCCTCGTCGAGGGGGGCGAAGGCGGCCCAGGCGAGGACGGCGGCAAGGCCGACGGCGCTGAGGCCGAGCCCGACGCGGGTGATGCGGGCGGTGGCGTCGGCCGGGCTGGCGTCGTCGGAGCTGGCGGGCGGGGTGGCGCGGGGGGATGGAAGCATGGCGGGCACCGTGATTCGGGGTTCGGGGTGTCAGGCGGTGCCGGCCACGGGGGCCGGCAGCGGGGCTTGCAGGGCGGCGAGGGTGGCGTCGCGAGGCGCGACGAAGCGGATACGACCCGCGTGGAGCAAAACCACGCGGTCGGCACAGGCGAGGATGGCCGGCCGGTGGCTGATGACGAGCACCGTCGCGCCGGCGGCTCGCCGCTCGATCACCAGCCTGCCGAGGGCGAGCTCGCCGGCCTCGTCGAGGTTGGCGTGGGGTTCGTCGTGCACCATCAGGCGCGGGTCGCCATGGACGGCCCGGGCCAGGGCGATGCGCTGGCTCATGCCCCCCGACAGCAGGCCGCCGCCGGCGCCGACCGGGGTGTCGTAGCTGAAGCGCGCCGCGATAACTTCGGCCTGAGTTGCTAGATAACTCGCCTCGCGGTCGCTTTAGCGGAGTGAAAGGAAATTACGCGGGCTGAAGCTCGATGGCTTCGAGTTCTGCCTGTGTGGTTGTCGCGTTGATGGCGCTGAGACGGTTTCGGGCGGCTTCGATGCGTTGCTTGCTGGCGTCGAAGCGCGCCATCGCCTCCTCGGGCGGCGTTGTTCCGGCGAGCATCGCCTCGACGATCTCCCTCATCGGCCTGGCCTGCTCGGCTTCCGCTGCGGTGATTTCCGACATCACACGATCCACCGCTGCGAACTTCCTGATCCGCCAGTCTGGCGCTGGCGGCTCGATGGCCTCGAGGGCGCCGGTTTCATGATCCACCTGCCACCGCTCGTGGTCCCATTCTCCCAACACCACGCTGCAGCCGGTCGGGATCCAGTCAGGATCGACGTCTCCGGTCGCGCCAATCCGGGCGCCAGTCAGCCGGCCGCTCTCGATCTCATACACGCTGAAGGTCTTCATCGCTTCTTGAGCTCCGCCGCCAGTTGAATGTTGGTCGCCGTAATGAATCCGCCACCGGTCCCGAAGGCGTAGTAAGTCACCTCGACGCCCATTGTCCAGATGACGCCGCCGCCCGGGTAGCTGAGGACCATGGACGAACTGGGCGCCGTGCGGTTGATGATCGGGAGGTACTGGAGCTGCGAGCCGTCATTGACCCACGCCCGGAGCGCCATGTCACCGCCTCCGCTGGGCGGGTAGGTTGCGTTGTTCCAGGCGATCTTTGCCGAGAGTGAAACCCTGAGCAATCCTGCGTGCAGGCTGGAAATGCTGCCGGAAGGTAGCGCCATTCGATTCTCCTCAGCCTACGTTTCCTACGCCCCATCCCGCCGCGTCGAAGAACACCCAGTTCTCCGTTGCCGCGGTCGAGTTGAGCTGATCGGTCTTGATCGCAGCGGGGTCGACGAACTGCGTCACGTTGTTCGCGTCGATCACCCGATCAATCCGTCGGGTCCAGCCGCCCCAGCCGCTGGCCACCCATCCGGTGCGCTTCCATTCGCCTTGCGAGCTCTTCCAGGTCTGAATTACCGCGGCCGAATCGTCTGGCCATGCCCGCTCAGTCCTCAGCACGCCCCACTCACCAAACCCAAGCCCAACCGACGAACTCCATTTGAACTGCTGCAGTGTCCCCACCGGATACCAGCCCGGGCCGTCGTTTGCCTGGCGCTGGCCAGCACCGCCGCCATCGCCGAGGTCGATCACGCGGCCAGCGTTGTCGATCGGCTTTCCGGCTCCACTCACTCCCGTCCAGAGCGCGGTCTGTGCGGCGGCGTTGGCCTTGGTGGTCGCATCCTCGATCGCGCGGGCCTCTTCTGCGTCCACCAGCCCGTCCGCGTATGCCTTGGCCTGGACCTCCGCGAGGTTCGCCCGTGCAATCGCCAGTGACAGCGCGAAAGACGAGCCCGGAACATAGGGGCTCGGTGCCGTCTGGCCCAAAGCGGCCACCTTGAACACAGGCTCCGTCAGCCACGCATAGGAGCTCGCCTCCCCCACGTCGGTATCGCTGCAGCGCCAGAAGACGCTGGCGTAGGCGGCACCTGCCGGCGCTGTCGCAAACGCCGCCGCATGCGTCCATTGGGAGAGCGCCCGGCCACCGCTCGATCGAGTAATCCACCCCGTTCCAGCTCCGGAAAGATGGGCGTTATCCGCATCGAAGAAGTCGATCACGAGCATCGAGTCACACCGGTGCGATGCAAGCTTTCCCGACAGCTCATACCGCTCACCGGCAATCACTGGGATGCCATAGGCGCGGCTGCCATATCCGCCGGTCAGATAAACGTCAGCGCCGATGTTGTACTGATTGCCGTGGCGGCCTAGCTTGGAGAGCTCCAGCGCCTGTCCGCCGGCAGGCCGCCAGGCATCATCAACTCGAAGCCCAAGCGGTGCCCGCTCTCCGGGATTCCACCCCATCACGATGGGTGCAAAGTTTCCAGAGCTCCAGTCTGTGGACGGCAGCAGGTTTCCACCCCCCGCGCTCCCCGCCGTCGGCGCGGCTCCCAGCGTTACCGACACTCGCGCCCCGGTCGCGCTGTAGTTGCCGCTGGCGTCGAGCATCCGCGCTTCGAACGTCCAGTTGCCTGCAGCCGGCGCGATGCTCTCAGCCCGCCCTGCACCGTAAGGCACCCGGCCCAGCGGCGACATTGCCTCCCAGGCCGTGCCGGTGCTGGCCGCATGGCGGATCTCCAGGTAGGTCACATCCGGCGGCACCACGGCCACAGACCACGTGAACACCCGCGTGCCGTCAGGGCTGGTCGTCACCTCAAAGCCTGCCGCTGTCGGCGGCGGCACATCCTGCCCCCGGATGGCGTAGCTGCCGGCCAGGCGGCTGCGGAGGTTGCTCTGCCCCATACCGTTGAATCCGGTCACCTCCACGTAGGCCGATCCCGTCTCAGGGACAAGGATCGAATGCCGGGTTCCCGCAGCAAAGCCCGCCTCCTGCCAGGGGCCGCTGTCGATCTTGTAACGCACCCGGGTGGTCACCACGTCGCCCTGGGCGGACCAGGTGAGATTGAGCTGAACCGCGTATCCAGCGCCGGCGCGGATCAGCTCCTCCGACACCTGCAGGCCCGACAGCACGGGATTATTGCTCGCCGCCAGCGTGGCCACGTGGGAGAAGTCGCCACCCTCGGCCGCGTAGTACTCCGCCGGATCGTCCTGGGCGGTGATGCGCACGCCATCCATGCCTGGCAGAGGTGACACGTCGGTGATCTTCACCCGCCACCCCGGCGTGGCCTTCGCATCGGCCAGGTAGCGCCAATCGACCGCGGGGCTCCCATCGGCGGCGGGGGTGGTGGGCAGCGGGTCGAGCAGCGTCACCTCTTCGGCCTGGGCTTCGGTGGCCCCGACTTGCACCCGGTGATAGGTGATTTCACCCGACGGCCGGCACACGGCCATCCAGCAGCCGGTGGGCTTCAGCGTGATGGCGCGGTCCAGGGTGAGCTGGGTCGCGCTGGCCACTGCCACCAGCCGGCCGGCCTCGCCCCACGAGGTCAGGTCGTGGGACAGCGTCACCACATCGCCCTTGCGCACGGTCAGCCCCTCGGCGTCGGTCTCCCACGAGATGCTGCGGAACCGGTACAGGTTCTGCGCGTACATCAGGTTGGCTTCCTTGCCGGCCAGCGCCGTGCTGGTGCATCCCAGCAGCTCCACGCTGGCCGTGCGGCGCACGTTCGTTGCATTGGGCGGCACTCGCACCGTGTCGCGCTGCCAGGCGTTGTCCGGGTTGATGTAGCTCACCTCCAGCTCATCGGCCATCTCCTCCGAGGGGTAGGAGATGTTGAACGTGCCCTTGCGGATGTTCACCGGCGAGAACATGGCCACCGCCGGCAGGCCCGCCGCGTCCCACACGGCCGACAGCAGCCCGGGCGCCCAGGTCTTTGAGCCGCGGCCGCAGCGGGCGATGCGGTCGAGCACCGTGCTGGCCGACAAGCCCTGGTCCAGCACCATGTTGCAGCTCAGCCCCTTGGTGTCGCACCACGCCGCCCAGGCGTCCAGTGCCGCCAGGTCGATCCGGCCCGCAGCCAGCCCGGCCCCCCAGATCCGGCGCCCGCCAATGAAGGCACCGAGGGCAAACGCCTTGAACCACTTCGCCGGGTTGCTCGTAGCCACCCCGTTCAGCCGGTGGCTCACCAGTCCCGAGAGCTGATTCACCGTGCCGTTGAGCTGCCCGCTGGCGCGGATCTTGAGGCCCAGGATGCGCTGGCCGGCGTAGTCGCCTTGGTCGGGCTGCAGGCTGCGGATGGCCGGTACCGAGATCTCGCAGGTTGTCCGCGCGTCGCTGGTGTCGGGCGTCAGCTTGGTGATCCGCACCTCATACTGCCCCTTGGCCACCGTCTTGCGCAGGGTGCGGCGCCACACATCGCGGTTCGCGCTGCCCAGCACGGCGGTACCGTCGGTGCTGTCGAAAGCCAGGAACGGCGAGTTCTCGGTGGTGCCAAACCAGGCCGCCGTGCCGTCCGCGCTGGTGAACGGCAACCAGCTGCCGCTGCCTACCGGGCGCCATTCGAACTTCACCGTTGCCGAGTACTGCTCCAGCCCGCCATTGCCGGCGTGGAACATCACGTACTGCACGTCGATGTGGATCTCGGTGGTATCCACCGATGTGGTCCGCACGATCGAACCATCCGTGGCCGTCAGCACCGTACCGCCCTGGGTGTCCACGTTGCCGGCGATCAGGCTGGGCATGCTGCCGGTCGCCCACTGCACTGTCAGGTCCTTGTAGTCCGACAGCGGCGTATCGCCGATGCGCAGGTCGGTGATTTCCAGATCGCCGAAGCCGAAGTTGAAGGCGATGAACAGGTACTGGTCATTGCCGTTCACGAACAGCGTGTAACCCGCGCAGGCCTGGTCGGGGAACATCCGATGGGTGCCGATCACCAGCGGCAGCGGCTCGTAGCGGCGCACCCGGTTGCTGCCGCCGGCCAGGCTGTAGGTGGGCGACGCCTGGCTTCCCCCGAGGCCGGAAAGGTCGTTGGTGGGCAACGGCAGCAGCGCATTGACTGCCATCATGCCCACCGTCATCACAGCGGCAGAGGCAGCAACGTAAGCCGCCGTCTGGCCAAGGGTCATCGCGCCAGTACCTGCCCAACCCATAGCGCCGGCAGCCAACCCCCCGGTATAGACCGCCGCAACAACAACAGCGATCGTCAGTACGATCCGACCCACGTCCGACCCACCATCACCGCCAGCGACAGCGGCCGCCACGCCGATCACGGCGCCGGGCTTCACCGTCACGCGGCCCCACCAGGCCCGCGGCACGGTGCAATCGCCGATGGTCACCATGCACGGGTCGGGCAGATCGCCGATCACGCGCTCGAGGTAGGCATCGAGCCGCTCGCCGGCCCGCGGCGGCTCAAAGATCATCCGCCGGTCCCGTGCCGGCATCAGCGGGTGCGGGCAAAACACCACGCTCGGCGCCCGGTCGAGCAGCTCCACTTCATCAACCATCGCAACGCATCCTGTAAAAGCCTTCCACCCGGATACCCAGCCCCGCCAGATCGCGCAGGCGGTGGCTCACCACCTGGCCGCTGCTCCGCAGTGCGTGCAGCACCCATGGCTCGCCCAAGTGGAACCACACGCCCACATGCCACAGCCCGCGCACCTGCATCAGCACCGCGTCGCCCTCGGCGGGCTCTACCACCGGGTCCGCCAGATCCTGCGCACCCTGGGCGATCTGCGCCGACTTGCCGAAGGGGCCATCCGCCCGCTCGGCCGGCACGGTCACGGAGCGCCCGAACACCTCGCGCTGCACCCGCGCCACCACCGCGGCGCAGTCCTGTTCGCCCGTGATGTAGGGCAGCCCGATGTAAGCGTCCGTCCAGTGCGTCATCAGAACAGCCCCGGCGCAGTGCTCGGGTCGTAGCGCACGGCCACCGCGGGCAGATCCAGCAGGTTTCCGTAGCCCAGCTCGCCGCTCACCTTCCACTGGTCGACCACGATGCGCTCCAGACCCAGCCGGAAATCCGCCTCGATCACATCCGGCGTGGCCCGCAGCACCACCATCAGGCGCACCTCGGCGCCACGGCCGCCCCGGCTCGCCTCGATCCAGCTCATCAGCTCGCGGCCCACGTTGTCGACCACCAGCGACGCCCGCGGCGCCGAGCTGCCGTCGTCCGGAAAGGTGAAGTCGAAGCCCGTGGCGATGAACACGTTTCCGCCGCTCACCAGATCCTGCGTGTCCCGCACCACCCGCGCCGGGCTGGGCATGTCCGGGTGGCTGATCTCCAGCAGCACCACGGCCACGTCGCTCGACGAGACGGCCCCGAGGGCCCGCTTGTAACGCTCGCTAGGCATCCCAGCTCTCCAGGGTGAAGGACACGTGCCACAGTGTCAGCGCCGGGTTCATCGGCTGGCGCTGCAGCTCGCCGGCCTTGATGCGGGCCTGCACGGTGGCCAGGGTCTCGGGGTCGGTCCAGTCGAACCAGTCGGCGCCGCGGTGGATCGTGTCTCGGAACCAGCTCATGAAGGCCGTGTAGTCGGCCCGGCTGCGCAGCTGTACCGTCACCTGCCGTTCGGTCATCTGGCGGCTGCGCTCGAGGCGCTGCTTGGGCGGGCCGGCGTCCATCTCGGTGCGCTTGAGGGCGCTTGCCTGCTGCACGGCGTAGCCGTCGAGCAGGACGCGGGCGTAGGTCGGAAAGGCCGGCATCAGCGGCGCCCCTTGAATGCGGTCAGCGCCTGGGCCATCGGGCCGTTGCGCTGCAGGTCACGGGTGAAGATCTGTACCACGGTGCCGGTCGCGTCGAAGGTCGGCACGGCGCTGGTCACCTCCTGCGGGGTGCCGTCGTTGTGGATCTCGACGCGGAAGGTCTGCTGCGCCGGTGCCGCGGCCGCGGCCGAACCCGCCCCGGCCGGCGTCACGGTGCCACCACCCGAACCCATCATCAGGAAGGTGCGGCCACCGGTGGTAAGCAGCTCGGGGCCGCGCTCGTTCACCTCATAGAAGGTGCCGGCCGCCACCGAGCCACCGCCGGCACGGCCGCCGCCAAAGCTGAGCCCCTGGCCGCCACCCATCGAATCCAGGTTCGTGCCGCTCGACAGGGAGTACTGCGACGACGAGGCGCCGGCGCCAAAGTAGGAGCCCGCAAACGACTTCACCGCCGATTCCAGAAAGCCACCCAGCAGGCTCTGCGCCGCCTTGGTCACCGGCTCCACATAGGCCTGGATCACCATCTTCAGCACCGTGGTCTTCAGGGTGTTCTGGATCGCATCCACAAAGCTCTGCCCAAAGCCCTTGCCGCTCTCGAAGCCGCGGTAGAGGCTGTCCGTCAGGCTGCGCTCGATATCGTTGCTGATCTTCTCCCAGTGCTTGGCCGTGGCCGCCGCGGCCTCCCGGTTGGCGCCCTCGACGCGGTTCTCGGCGCGCTTGCCCAGCAGGTCGGCCTGCTTGCGGGCCTCCTCGGCCGCGGCGCGGTAGCTGTCGGCCATCGGGCCGGCGTACTGGGCGGCCAGCTCCAGGTTGGCGGCGTATTCGGCCTTGGCGGCGGCCTCGTTGCGCAGGCGCTCGACGGCCAGGCGCTCCACGGCCTCCTTGGTCAGGCCGATCGCCGCCACCTGGTCCCGCTCGCGCTTCAGCTGCTCCTCGAGCTGCGCGGTCTCGCGGGTGGTGTCCTTGGCCAGCGCTTCCGACCATTTGGCCTGCTCGGCGGCCTGGCGGTTGGCTTCGTCCTGGGCCAGGGCGCGAGCGGCATCGACGGCCAGGCGCTGGCGGCCGGCCACGGTCACCTTGAGCTGCCCCGAGGTGATATCGGACAGCACGCGCACATAGGCCCGCTCGGTGTCGGTCAGCTTGTCGGTGCCGGCGGCCTGGGCGTCCAGCAGCGCCACGCGGCGCTCCCAGTCGGCCAGAACACGGGCGTCGTCGGGTTGGTCCTTGCGGCTGCTCCGGGTGCTGCGCGGCTTGTACTGTTCCCGAATCGCCGCTTCGCCGGCGGCCACCTTGACCGGGTCGAGGAGCGCGCTGTTCGGGTCGAGTGCCTTCACCCGGGCCAGGTTGTCCCGGTATTCCTTCAGCGCCTCGGCAAGGCTGCGGGTCTGCTCGGCGCCTTTCTTCTGGATCGGCGCGACCTTGCTCTCCACGTCCAGGTACTCGCGCATGTTCTTCGCGCCGTCGGCGCCAGCCTGGGCGGCCTTCTGCTGGGCGCCGGCCTGGGCCTCGAGCTGCGCCAGGTAGTCCTGGGCCATATCGATCCGGCCCGGCGTCAGGCCGTCGCGGATGTCCTCGATCACCTTCTTCTGGTCGGCGATCTTCTGCTGCAGGGTCTTCTCGCGGCCGATGGCAAGCATCGCGTCCCAGGCCTCGCGGGCCGACGTGGTCACGCTCTTCCAGGCCCGTTCCAGCGTGCCGGTCTGGTCGACCACCTCGCGGGCGCGGTCCTTCATGGCCCTGGCGGCGGTGTCCTGGGCCAGGGCGACAGCTTCTTCCTGCTTGCCCTGCTCCTGCAGGGCCTTGATCTGCCCGTAGATCGTCGGAGTGAGGAAGTTGTAGGCCTCGTTCACCTTCAGGATCGCCTTGACCGGATCCTTGCCGATGTCCGCGAACGCCTTCACCAGCGCGTCGGCGTCCGAGATGCCCGCCTCGGTCATCGCAGAGATCGCGCCCGCCACGCCTTCGATCTGGCCTTTGGCCACCTGGCCGGTGGAAGCGAGCCGGGTCAGGATGTTGGCGTTGCTGGCCTGGGTACCCGAGACGACATCGAGGCGGGCCGCCATCTGGGCCAGCTGGTCGGCCGTCACCCCGGCGACGTTGCCGGTCAGCGCCAATGTCTTGCGGTATTCCTCCCCTTCGTCACGGCCCTTCAGGAAGGCCAGCGCCAGAACGCCGGCGCCAGCGGCCGCGACGGTGAGCGGGTTCACCAGCCCCATCACGTAGCTGCCCATGGCCCGGGCGGCCGGTGCTGCACCGCCGAACATGTCCTTCAACTGCCCGCCCTGCTGCAGGAAGACCTGCATCGGCGACTGCCCGGCAGCCAGCGACGTGAAGATGTCCGTGAACTGCATCGGCACCTGGCGCAGCGCCTGGGCGGTCTGAGCGGCAGTCATGCCGAGCTCCCCCACCTTGCGT